GGCCCTCGCGATCGTGCGCCGGACATAGTCCGCCCGCAGCGCCTTGGTTGGGTTCTGTCCGTGCCGCCGCCGCGCCGCGATGATCAGGTCGGCGATCTCCTGGTCGGTCCAGCCGCGCAGCGCGGCGATGGTCGCCAGGCTGAGGTCGTAGCCGCTCTGCGACTGGTCGGGCAGGTCGGCTCGCTGCCGCTCCCAGGTCTGCCGGAACTGGGGGCATTCCGTCAGAGCTTCGGCCAGCTTGGGTGCCGGCGGCTCCGCCTCCGACCGCAGCGTCAGCCCGCCGGCGGCGACGAGCGCCGGCGGCTCGGCGACGGGGACGAGGTGCGGGACGAAGTCGTCCGGCGCGTAGCGCCGGTCGGACCGGCATTCGAGAACGCGCACCAGGACCGGCTCGCCGCCGCCGTTGTGGTTGAGCGTGCCCGGCAGGCGCAGCACGCGCGTCAGGTCGCCCAGGTTCTCCAGGTGCCAGCCGCGCGCCGCGGCCGCGGCGCACACGGCCCCGTGCCAGCCCTTGGCGACCGCAGCGGCGCGCTGCCGCTCCTCCGGCGCGTCGAATGTCCACGGCTCCTTCAGCAGCCAGTAGGCGTGCAGCCCGTGGCCGCTGTGGACCAGGTATGAGGGACGCAGTGGCAGGGCGGCGAGCAGTGTCCGGGCCTGGTCGACACTGGCCGGCAGGTCGGTCCGGCGATGGACGTCGCTGGCCACGTCGATGTCCGCCCACAGTGCGCCGATCGCGGCCGCGTCATCAACCTTGCCGCGCCCGCGCGGGGCGCCTCGCACCAGCGACAGGCCGAAGTACACGTTCTGCGTAGCGCTGCGCGACCGCGCGTGCCGCACCGCCTCCTCCGCGCTGATGAACAGGCGGGCGTGCTTATCCGGCGTGGTGAAGATCACCAGCCGGCGCTCGGCCGAGATGGCGTCGCCGAAGATGTCTAGCAAAAAGGCCTCCATCAGCGCGCTCCCACCCTGTGGCCGAAGTCCAGGCGGCCCAACCGGACGTTGCCCGCCGCAGTGATCGACAGAACGCGGCTCTCGCCGCACCAGCAGTGCAGCCAGTCGTGGTCCAGGCATGCCGTCCCGACGTGCTGATGCGCCATCACGCTGGCCAGCGGCCCCTGCTGCTTGCGTGCCGGGAACAGGAAGCCGAATGACGGAACAATCATCACTCCGCCCGACTCCGGAAGCCGCCACGCGGAATTCATGTAGTCGATGAGCTGGCTGCACCCCGGCCCGATCTTTTCGCCCGGGCGCTTGACCTCGATCACGATCGCGCCGCCCTCCCAACCGGCCTTCAGCAGTCGCTCGGACGGAATCAGCAGCAGGTCGGCCCGCACGCCCTGCGGTGCCTGGAAACAGTGCGTCCAGAGTGGTCGACCGACCACCTGGCGGTACACCACGAACAGCCTGCTCGCTTCGAGGAAAGCGACGAGCTCGTCTTCCGCCGCTCGCTCGTCAGGCCAGGGACCCCACGTGACCGCCAAGTCCGGGCCCGGCCAGGCGTTCCAGATCGAGGCGAGGCTCGACATCAGAACGGCACCTCGTCGTTCTCAGCGCCGGCGTACTCCGGCAAGCCGTCCTCGGACTCTGGCCGGGGTGGTTTCTCGCCGAGCTTGTAGCCCACGATCCGGTCGTACCTCTCGCCCGGCTTACGCAGGACCGTGATCGCCAGCGTGGGCGCCAGCGCGCCCATGTCGGCCAGCTCGACCGCCTGCTCGATCGTGTCCGGTACCGGCTCGTGGCTGCGCTGTCGCCACCAGGCCACGGCCCTCTGCCGGGCGTAGCCGGCGTGCTCGAAGCAGACCCACTCGGAGACGTAGTGGTTGAAGCCGATGCGGTAATCCACTCGCATCGTGCGCGGCGCATCTGGCGGCGCATCGCGCTTCGCATGGACGGAGTAGAAAGTCTCCTGGACCTCGTACTCGGTCCGTGAAACCTGATCGGAGAGGATGCCCTCGCTGCTCGCCGTCCCGTTGTGCGGGCGTCGCTCCGGCGGCGGGAACAGGTGGCCGCACGCCGGGCACGTTGCGTAGCCGGCGGCAATGATCTCGTGGCACTCGGGGCACTCCTTCGCCGGCGGCGGCCCGGTGCCGCTCGAGCTGCCGCCGCTCACGCGGAGCTGGTCGACGGGCCCGTGGCGGAGTATGTTGCCCCCGAAGTCGAGCACCAACGCGTCGGCCTTGCCTGGGTGCAGTCTGAAAGCCCTCCCCACCATCTGGTAGTAGAGCCCCAGCGAGTTCGTCGGACGCAGCAGCGCGACGCAGTCGATATTCGGCGCGTCGAAGCCGGTCGTGAGCACGTTCACGTTGCAGAGGTACTTCAGGTCGCCACTGCGGAAGCGGCGCAGCGTCTCGTCGCGTTCGAACGGCAATGTGTCGCCGCAGACGAAGCCGCACTCCTGGCCGAGCTCCCGCAAGGCCCGCTGCACATGCCGGGCGTGCTGGATGCCGGCCGCGAAGATCAGCACGCTCTGGCGGTCCTGCGTGTACTCCATGATCTCCCGGCAGGCCGACCGCACCAGCACGTCGTCGTCCATGAGCTGCTCGACCTCGCCAGCGATGAACTCGCCGCCGCGGACATGGAGACGTTCGCAATCCGGTTTCTGCGTCCCGGCCTTGGTGCGCAGCGGACACAGGTAGCCCTGCACGATCAGCTCGCGGACGCCGATCTCGTAGCAGATGTGGTTGAGCAGGTGGCCGGGGCCGCAGATGGTGCCGGTCGTCATGCGGTACGGCGTGGCCGTGAAGCCGACCAGCCGCACGTTCGGATTCACGGCCCTCGCGTCCGCCAGGAACGTCCGGTACATGCCTTCGCCGTCGGGGGGAATCATGTGGACTTCGTCGATCAGGATCAGGTCGAAGCGGTCCAGCTCCGCCGCCCGGCGGTAGACCGATTGGATGCCGGCGACGATGATCGGGTGCTCGGTGTCGCGGCTGCGCAGCCCGGCCGAGTACACCCCGATGCGGTGCCACAAGTCGGGGGCCAGCGCGTGGAGCTTCTCGACCGCCTGCTCGAGCAGCTCCTTCACGTGCGCCAGAATGAGAACGCGGCCATCCCAGCGCTGCACCGCGTCGCGGCAGATCGTGGCCATCACCGGCGTCTTGCCGCCGGCCGTCGGGATGACGACGCACGGGTTGTCGTCCCGCGTCCGCAGGTGGTCATAGACGGCGTTGACGGCCTCGACCTGGTACGGCCGCAGCCGGATCGCCGGCGAGGTCTCAGCAGCGAGCGGAAGTGCCTCCGTCACGCCGACACCTCCGTCCCGTCGGGCAGGATGCAGCGGTCGTCCATGATCGGGATGGTGTAGAGCGTGTCGCTGCGCCGACCGAGGTAGCCGAGGATGAAGGCGTTGACCCACTCGACGGGTCGCCCCGTGCCATACAGCGGGATCGGCTTGCACAGGCACCCGGCGGACCGCGCCTGGATCACGCTGCCGGGCGACCAGATGTTCTGGATGATCGACACGTCGGCGCGGTGCGTGTGCCCGTGGATGACGCTCTTGCCCTGGCTGATCTGGAGGTGGTTCTTGGTGGCGTGCCGGGCGTAGGACCAGCCGTGCACGGCGATGATGCGGTCGTTGACCGCGTAGTGCGGATACGTCCCGTCCGCCGAGCCGTAGGGCACGTAGACGAAGCGAGATCGCCCCCTGGACAGCCGGAAGCGCGGCGCGAGCATCGAGTACGCCCCGCGTCCTTCGGCCGCCACGGCGGCCCAGCGGTCGAGACGGTACTCGTGGTTGCCCTCGACCATGACCAGCCGCCCGCAGACCTTCTGCAAACGGTCTAGCAGGGCATTGGCGACGCGGAGATCGTCCACGTACTCGGTCTGGGGCACGCCGAACGTGGGCGGGTGCGCGGAGAACTGCCCGCAGTCCAACAGGTCGCCGAGGCAGATGATCAGGTCGGGCCGCAAGCGTTCGGCGGCGCGGCAGAACACCCGCACCGCCTTCTCGTTCTGGTGCGGGATGTGCACATCGCCGAAGGCCAGCATGGTCCGGCTATGGCGCTGGGCCATCACTCCTCCCCCGCGACCATCGCCGCAGTGCGCGCGTAGCCGGCGATATCGACCAGGTTGTCGCGCTTGTGGCCGTGGCTCTGGCGGGCCAGCTTGATGGCGATCATGCACAGCGGGATGTCCAGGGCGGTGATGGCCTCGCCCTCGCGCAGCTTGCGGGCCAGGATGCCGGTCCACATCAGCGCCGTCCGGGCGAAGTCGTCGGCGGGAGCGCCGTATTCGGCGCGCCGCGTGCCCTCAGTGATGCGCTTGGCCTCGTCGAGGATCGACTCGTCGGCCGGCGGCTGCACGAACCGCAGTTGATGCAACGCGACCGCTGGCGTCGGGGCGCTGGCCAGCGGCTGGAGCGTGACCGCGTCGATGGCCTCGCAGCCCAGCTCGCAGGCGACCAGGTACTCCAGCTTCGCCCCGCGCGAGTCCTCCCAGCCGGGTAGCAGCGCGATCGCGTCGCACTGCGTCAGCATCGCCAGGTCGAGGCGCAGGTATTCCTCGCGCGGCAGGTGCTTGCGGCCGCCGAAGTTCTCGGCCGGGTTGAAGACCGCCCAGCCCGCCGCGGCCAGGCGCACCGCCGCTGCGTGGAACGCCTGGAAGTTGCAGTCCGGATAACCGGACATCGGCCCGGCGATGTAGATACGCTTTGAGACCTGAGGCTTGAAACCTGAGACCTGAGCACTCATGCCTCGGGCCTCACCCCTCGAGCCTCCGCTCGGCTCTGGATGCTTCACGATTCGGTTCTCCGGTTCAACCAACACGGCCCGCCCGGCGCTTCAATTCAGGTCGGGCGGCGGCCCGTTCACTGGGAACGGCAGCGGCTTGCCGTTCCGCTCCGCGATGCGCACCACGACCTTCCCACCGGGCACGACCTCAGCCTTCTCGACCAGCAGCCAGACGATCTGCGAGTCGTCGTGGAATGCCCCGCCGTGCTGGAGCGAGTCGTTGAGACTCTTGAGCGCGTTGTCGACGTCGCGCTTGCGCCGGTCGGGCGGGTACAGCTCAACGTGGATCGCCAGCGGACCGGACTGCGGCGTGACGCCGGCGGCCTTGAGGATCGCGCCCACCCGCTTGCGGTAGGCGCGCCCCTCGCGGCTGATCAGCGTGCGGCCCGCCACGTTGCGGTAGTAGCGGTTGGTCGATGGGGGATACGGAATCGTCAGCTTCACGGCCGCAACCTCCACTGTCATTGAAAAGGGAACCACGCCTTGCCCAGCCTGGCCCCGCCCCACCAGGCCGAACCAAGTCCAGCCTAGCCTTGCCATGCCATGCCCAACCCGTCGCCTCCTGCTATGCTCAAGAGTTCAGCACCTCGAACCGGGTGATCTGAAATCGTCCGTAAGTCGGGCGGAAGTCGGCGAGGCCGATCAGCCGGCCCGCATCGGTGATCAAGGCATGCAGCAGTTCGGGGGATACGTATTCCGGCAGGTTGACCAGCAAGACGAAGCTGGCGGACCAACCGCTCTTGATCGCCGGTCGCGTGCGCGTCACGCCGTTGCGCTGCACCTGCACCCGGCACTTGTGTTCATAGTCCCAGGCGGAGATGCCCAAACTGGCCAGCGGAGTGAGATTGATCACGGCGGCCTTGGCCAAGTCCATCGCGCTCTTGCGCGGCGAGCGCGGGTCCTGGCGGAATTTTGCGGCGTTGATGATCGCCTGCCGCAGGTACTCGCCAGGTATGCATAGCTCACCGGCATCGTTGCGATAGACGTAGGACTCAAGGTCGTCGCTCTTCTTGACCGCGGAACCCTTGGCCGATTTGGCCTTGGCCACGACCGCCTCACAGTTCCAGCGATGCAGCAGCAGGTCCGCGTCTCCCCGGATCGTCACGGCGACCCGGTAAGGCACGCACGCCGAGATGGCCTCGGATGCGCCGTTCGTGGCCTCCGGACCAATGGCAGTCGCCGTGGTTCCTTTCACCGCACTCATGTGTCGCTCCGTACTTGAAGCCGCAGTGGCTTCGCGCCACGAGGTGTGCCTTGCCGCCCCTCACCTGAACTCGACATGCCCCGCCAAGCCAAGACTCGCCACACCGTTCCGGGCCTTGCCAGGCCTCGCCCTGGCTCGCCGAGCCATGCCACCGCGAACCTGACGATGAACACTCACAGTCACCGCTTCCACGGCGGCGCGCCGTTGTTGCCGGCGCCTGTTGGTGCCCGCGGCGCGGCGGCATCCTTCCTGGCGTACCCCTTGATCACGTTGCCCAGCTCGCCCGTGTCGGAGCGCTTCTTCTGCCCGACCGTGATGACCAGCGGGATGTTGTGCAACTCGACGCTGTCCTTGGGTGCCGGCACACCTACGGCGCGGCAAATCGCGGAGAGTTCGGCTCGCGCGATCTTGACCGTCGTGGCGTTCGGGTTGTCCAGGTTGAGCCGCGACCAGAGCATGCGACCCTTGTACTCGCCCTCGATGATCTGAAACGTGAACTGGAGGTACTGGCCGCCGCCTGACTTGGTCGGCTTCTCCGCGCTCTCGGTGATGATGGCCAGGTACTTGCCAGCCGGGATGGCCTCGAACGCGAAGTTGGGATCGACCTCGTTGGCGTTGAATCCGTTCAGATTCGGCATGTCGAATGCTCCTTTCAGTCGCAAAGCATGTAGTCCGCAGGCTGTAGACTGGAGTACAGAGGGCCGTGGCTCGGCGGCTCAGCTCGACGCATCCGCGCCTCCCGCCTCCGGCCTCCAGCCTCCGGTCTGCTCCAGCGGGTTCTCACCACGTGCGAAGGCGGCGTAGATGCGGTAATCGAGAGGGAGTTCTTCCGGCAGGTTCAGGCGGTTCTTCGCCACATGCGCCGGCCGCTCGCTGGTGCGGATGATCCGCTCGCCGGTCCCGATGCCCTGCACGCGCTTGCGGCCAAAGCCCTCGTCGGTCGTCTTGGTGTGGATCGCGTAGGTGGCGAACAGCACCTCGTCGCACCATTCCTGGACCAGGGCCGAGGCCTGCTTGTGCAGGCGCGGGCAGTAGCGGTCGTAGGTGTCCGTCTCCGGATTGGCGAAGCGCTCGATCTGCGCGTGGGCAATCAGGATGACGTGCATGCCACGCTCGTTGCGCAGAGCGTCGAGACCGGCGAGCACTTCGCGCCAGTTCGTGAGCGCGAAGACGTAGCCCTTGCCGTAGCCGATGTCCTCGATGGACTCGACGCCTCGCTTCTGGCAGACGTCGGCCCAGATCAGCCGTTCGAGCCAGTCGAGGGAGTCGACGACAACGGTGCGGTACTCGTGCGGTTCCGTGTAGAGCGCGCTCAGCGCCGCGATCACGTCGGCGTACTTGCCGGCGACGGGGAAGCGTTCGCACTCGATGTTGCCGAGGCCGTCTTCCGTCTGGATGAAGATCGGCCGTTCGGCCATCGAGCCGAATGTGCTCTTGCCGACGCCGTGGACGCCGTACAGCAGCGTGCGGCGGGGCACGTTGACCTTGCCTCGCTGAATCTGCTCAAGCCCCATGAATTCCTCCTTCGTTCCAGGTCGCTTCATCCTCTGTGCTTCCGGGTCCGGGGCGGCGGCGGTCCCGCCGAGCCCTCCGTGGCCGGGACGCTTCGGCCGCTCGGCCCCGGGCCCGGATTCACAGCCGTTCGACCAGCCGCAGCGACTCGTAGCGCGTGAACCAGTCGCCCGTCTCGCGGCAGCGCCGCAGGTCGGCCATCGCTTCCTCGTTTTCGCGCTGCGCCTGGTCGAGCACCGCCGACGAGACCCGCCACACGCCGCAGCGGAACGGCTCGCGCTTCTCGACCGCGACGATGTGAACTGGGAGAACGTGACCAGAGACGGCGGCGACGAGCGCGCGATAGAACGCGACCTGGTGCAGGTAGCCGAAGGCGCGCATCGCCATCTCGAACGTGTCGAGCTCGTCGGCGGTCTTGAGGTCGACGATGCCGTGGTCGTTGTTCCGGCTGACCCAGTCGATCCGTGCCTGGCAGCGGTGGCCGGCGTAGTCCGCGCGCACGACGCCTTCCGCGACCCCGTCCGCGAGGAGCTCGACCGCGACCGCGTGTGCCTTCACCGCGGCCGCCATCTGCTCGACGAGCGCCGCCTGCGAGTCCGAGAGCACCGGCTTGTTCTGCTTCTCCGCCCACTCGGCGAACGCCTTCGTGTTCGAGCCGAACGGCTGGCCGGTGCGCGGGTTGATCGGCCCGCCGACGGCGAACTCGCGCTCATAACGCTGTCGCCCCTCCAAGATCAGCGCGTGGGCTGCCCGCCCGATGAGGTATGCAGTCGTGTCGCGTTCAGGTACCAGACCGAGTTCCTTTTTGCGGTACAGCAATGGGCACCGCCGGAACTCGTTCAGCGCGTGGGCGGTCAGGAAGTCGCGGCTCTTGGCGTGGTACACGTCCTCCGGCTCACGAATCAGGAACGAGAGGCGGCTCCGCCTTTTCGTTGGGGTTTCCTCTGGGCCGCTTGGGAGGGGCATGTGCTGGGCCACGTCCAAGTCTCCGATCACGTCGCGTTCTCCTCCACTACCTACCGCCGCGCGGACGAAGGTGTCCGCGCGGCGGCTGAGCGAGGGGGCGATTACAGGTAGTGATCGAGCCCCGCCCTGATGAACGCGGTCCGGATGGCGGCGATGTGCTTGTAGATCGCCGAGCGCGACAGGCCGGTTTCGCGGGCGATTTCGGTGGGCGTCTTCGTCCGCAGCATCGCGCACACATCCCGCTGCTCGGGCGGCAGCGACGCCATCACGGTAGCGATGTCCAGCTCCAGCTCGCGCTGCTCCTGGTCGTTGCGCTCACAGACGCCCAGATGGGTGTGCCTCCGGGCTGCGTCGACGGTGGCATCCCGTCGTACCCAGTTCCCGGTCTCGTCGTGGACCCAGTCGTCCAGCGACTCCTTGGCGCCGCCGTTGCCCCGGTTGGCGGCCTCATGCCCCTTGAGCAGGTCCGCGATCTTGTGGTTGATGATGCGGCAGACGAACGTCTTGACGCCGGCCCGATCGCCGTCGAACTTCGGCAGACGCCGGAGCACGTCTGCGATCAGATCCTGCTGGACATCCTCGACCTCGCCGAGGGCCGGTACCTTGCCGACGACCTGCTTGGCCTTGAACTCGGCCCGCTTCATCACGTACTCGATCAGTTCCTGCGAATACATTCGCGATCTCCCTTGGCCGGGGAGGTCGCGCGGGTGTCGACGGGAGGGCCGCGGGGCACGGGCGAAAGAAAAGGCGTTGCGAGTTCGCGGTTCACCGCGACACCCGCAACGCCTCCGCTCCGCGGCCGGTTGGTTGCCTGATGTCTGGGGTTTGTGCCCTGTGCCCCTATGCTGCCTGCTGCTCTTCCAGAAGGTCGATAAATGCGCCCGGCAGCCCGTGCGCGACCTTCACCCGCACCCGCGTGCCGTCGGGCAGCTGCTTCAACTGCTCCAGCAGCGCGATGTGCTCGTGCCGCAATTCGAAGTCCTCACGGGCGACCTCGGGGCGGGGACCGTTGACGCCGCCGGCGATCTTGAGCGTGCGGACCTGGGCGCGGGGGCGCCCCAGATCGGGCTGCCCGCCGCGCACCTGAAACGTGATGCTGCCGAAGTTGATGTGCTGGCAACACTCGACCAGCCACCGATTCGGCCCTGACAACTGGCCTTTGGTCATACTCGAACCTCCATGAGGGTTTGGTGCGGACGCCTCGGCGACCGCGATCATGGAGCCGAGTATCGAGGTGGTTTTCGGGGCGCAACCAAAGCGCAACGAGGCAGTGGCTGTGCTCGTACGACGTGGGGCGTTCCCGTGCGCCCGGCTTTGGAGCCGGGGCCGTGAAAGAAGCAGAAAAAGGCTGGTTGCGCAACCTGATTACAGCGGTTGCGCTACGAGTTGCGCGCCGCGATCTCGCCGATCACGGCATTCCGGATCTGAGTCGTTTCGTCGGCGCCGAGCTCATTCTGACGGCTGACCCAGGCGAGAAAGCTCCGCACGCGGACCCGCGCGCCCCGGCCGGTCTTGCCGTTCGTCTCGACCTGGCCGTCAGCGCAGGCGCGGGACAGCACGCCCTTGTTCAGCATGCCTTCACCGAGCACTTGGTTGGTCGCTCGCACCAGGTCGATCTGGCGAGCCCATTCGTAACGGTCGTCCGAAGACGTCGGTAACGTGGCTTGCTCCTGGTCACTCCTCGGGCTGGTTGGTTCCGGCGCTGGCGGAGATCCCTCGGCCTCCTTAGGGGCTTTCGCGCCCGTAGGCGGCACCGCCGGGTGACTGTCGCCCCCACGCTGGCCAGCGCGATCCAGCATCTTCTTGAAGGTCGCCTCAGCGCGCTGGCGAAAACGAGCCGCGACTTCGGACGCCTGCACGCATTTGTCTCTGCACACTGCGATCAAGCTGTTGACAAAATCCTGGTTCTCGGTACTAACTGGGCCGCTGTCGAGCAGGAAGGCTTGCGCTCGCCCGAGGAAGTCCATCACCGGCGGCCCGATGCAGTCCTCCCAGCCGACGTCGAGGTCGGAACACGGGAACAGGTTGGGAGCGACGGGCTCGAAACCGCTCGGAAACTCGGCGAACTCAGGCAAGGCCAGCAGATTCTGGATCGCCTTGACGATCTGCAAGTACCAGCCATTCAACTCCACGTCGACCCACCCGATGGGGCTGTTCGCGACCGCTTCGACGAGATTGTGGTATGCCTGCGCGTACAGGAATAGCTGCAAACGCAGCACATATGCCCGCTCGGCAGCCGTCAGCCGCTGCAGTTGCCCAAGAAACTCCGCGACTTCAGGCGGCAGCTCCGACGGAGTATCGCCGCTGTGGCCCGCGGGGCAGGGCTCATCTGGCGACTCGGTAGTATTGGTCGGGACCTCGGCTATTCGCTCCCCATCAGGAATCGGACCAGCCGCAGCGCTCGGTCGGCCCGATGTGACGTGATCGTCAGCAGCAGTCGGCGCCGACGCTGGACGCGCCTTCGCCACACCATACGTGGTCGCCGCCAGTGCCACACGCCACCCGGAACCGCTGGGCATGCCGGGCCGCCACGCATCGTATCGCGTCTCCTCAAGGAAGCCCAACCGAACCGCTTCGGAGATCGCGTGCTCCACGCGAAACGCCACGGTGTCCGGCGGGCAGTCATCCCACAACAGCCCCACAATCTGTTTCCCGGTGCGTTCCAGGATATCGCGGTCGATCCAGCCATGCGACTTGATCGTCGGCCCCTGATAGCCGAACGGCAAATGGGTCGGATTGTGCCGCGGAAAACTCCCCAATACTGACGCCAGCAGGGACAGCGCCAGTTCGAGACGGCCGCCCGTCTCGATATGCTGCGTACCGATCAGGTAAGTGACCCGGCGCAAATCAGCAATGTGGTCCGGGGTCAGTTCCGTGTCGTCTCCGGCGATGCCACAGATCTTCAGCAGATCGCCATCCGTCAGCCAGCCTTGGTGCAGCTCCGAACAGCCGGCGCGCCGCGCTTGCGGGACAGGTTGTCCTGGCACGCCCGCCCGCTTTCGCCGTCTCTTCAGCATCTCCTCCCACCGCCGGCAGCGCCGGGCGTACTCCGCCCTGAGAAGCGTCTGGCGGGTCGGCGGTGGATCGTAGACACCGAGGTCGGGGTCGTCGTAGATGGAGAGCTCATCGAGGGCCTCGTCTAGGAGCACCTGCTCTTCCGGCGGGAATGACGACGAGGGCCTATGGCTAAACCTCACTTGGCCGGCGTATTCTCGCTCGCAAAGCCGGCAGATTGAGGCGGCCAGTTCGGCGTCGGCCGCGCGGTAGAAGACCGTGTTGGGCGACACACCCTCCGGACCGTGGTCGATAGCGAAAAGGTAGGACTCGGATTCTGAAGTCGGTATCTGTGACCGCATATCCCTTCGAACGCGAGCCAGTGAGCCGGCCAATCCGGACCCGGATGCGGGATTCGCCGTCATTGTAATGGTCTCGCGACGGGACCGCGAAGAGCCGCAATCCGCAACACGGACACGCAATGGTGCACCAGGGCCGGCGGCCGGTGAGCGGATGTCGGTTTGTTTCGTATCCCCCCGACGACGGTTGCCGTCGCTCCGCGCGCTGTCGAACGGACCACACGCACTCATGGCATGCCTCCAGCCTCGGCACACCATCACTGCTCCAACTTCGACTGGCCGCTTCTGGCGCCGGCGTCCCGGGTCGTGGCGGGGCCGGTGCCATGGCCAAGCCTGCGTGAAGGCAGGATCCGAGGGCTCGCCGGCGTACTTCGACCGTCTTGCCGGAAGCACAGCCGCACCTCCGCTGGGCACGTGGACGGTGTGCGGTCATAGACGCCGGCGGCCCCCATCCGTGGGTGGCGATTCCGTGGCCTGCCGTCGGCCATTCCTGGCTGGCATCGGTCGACGCCCGGGACCGATCTGTTAGGATACTGTACGGTACCGGCAGGCGGGTGTCAAGCCGGCCTCTCGGCGTTTTCGACGTGGGCTTTGGTCACCAGCTCCCGCCATAGCTGTCGCTGTTTTCGCCAGTCCGATATGAGCGTTATCGGGCGTAGGTGCGGTTCCTGGATCGGGTCGCGGCCGCGGAGCGTGCGGGGCAGGAAGAGCAGCGCTTCCTGGATATCCGGGGTCAGGAGCGTGAGATTCATGATCTGAGTGAGCCGGGCGCGGGTGACGCCGCCGAGCCGGGCCAGGTCGGCGTAGTCGCGGGCCACGCCTTCGGCCAAGAGCCGTTCGAGGCGGATCGCCAAGGCCATCAACCGCGAAACACGCGGCACGCGACCCGGCTCGACCAGCGTCTCCCGCGCCGGCGCCGCGTTGCCGACCTTCAGCTTCTTCCGCGCTTTGCGGCCGACCTCGAAGTGGACCTTGCACTCGACAGTCAGCCCTCGCTGTGCCGCTCCCGTTGCAGCCGCGCGGCCTTGAAGCGACCGGTCCGCCACCGTTGGCCGCGACCTGTCAAGCCTCAACATGCCGCGACCTCCCGTTCCTCGGCCAGGGCCTTGATCCCGGTCGGCCGGAAGGTGATCGCCAGCGTGCCGTCCGCGCCGTCGTAAGTGACCCGCTCGACCAGCAGGTGCAGCACCCGCGCCTGCTCGCTGGGCGAGAGGGAATCCCACACGGGATCGAACAGCGACAGCGCCCGGGCCAGTTCGCCCTCGTCCACCACCCTGGCGCTCAACGCGATGATCTGCTCGCGCACTTCCGTCGCCCGTTGCTCGGCCGCACGGATGCGCTCCTGGAGGTCCGCCAGTCGCGCCGCCGTGGGCGTCTCGCCGGGCACGCCCGCCTGGTCGATCAACTTGCGGACCTCCGCACCGTGCTTGGCGAGCTCGCGTGCCAGGCGGCGGCGTTCGGCCTGGAGCTCGTCCAAGCCTTCCTGGTTCTGCTTCCGCGCCTGGGCGAGCGTCCGTGCCAGCACGTCGTCGTCCTTGCCGATGGCCTTGATACGTTCGACCACGAACCGCTCGATCTCGGCGGCGGGCACCGACTTGGTCAGGCAGTTCTCCCAGCCGCGCTTTTGGGCGTTGAGGCAGACGTAGTAGCGGTAGCGGCGATTGCCCTTGCTGGTGTAGGTATGCATCATCCCGCAGCCGCACGGGCGGCAGTGCAGCAGGCCCTTGAGCAGCGCGCCGTACTTGTTCCGCGTCACGCCCGAGCTGGTTCCACCGTTGCGGCCGTTGTGGCGAAGGGCGTCCTGCACGCGGTGCCAGAGCGCCTCGCTTACGATGGCCGGGTGCTCGCCCGCGTAGATTTCGTCGCGGTAGCGCACCTTGCCGATGTAGGCGATGCTGGTCAGCAGCCGGTAGAGCGATTCCTTGGTGAAGCGCTGGCCGCCGCGGACGTCGCCCTTCTTCGTCGTCCACCGCTTGGTCCGCCAGCCGCGCCGGTCAACCTCGCGGAGCGTGGGGATCAGCGATCGGTGCCGCAGGTAGAGCTCGAAGATCTGGCGAACCTGCGCCGCCTCGTCCTCGTTGACGGTGACCCGCCCGCCAGCGGCTGTGGAGGCGAGGTCGTAGCCCAGGATGGGGCGACCGCCGACCCACTTGCCCTTGCGGCGGGCGGCTGCGATCTTGTCGCGCGTCCGCTCGGAGATGATCTCCCGCTCGAACTGGGCGAAGGACAGCAGCACGTTGAGCATCAGCCGGCCCATCGACGTGCCGGTGTTGAACTGCTGAGTGACCGAGACGAACGAGACGTGGTGCCGCTCCAGCACGTCCATGATCCTGGCGAAGTCGATCAGGCTGCGGCTGAGCCGGTCGACCTTGTAGACGACGATGCAGTCGACCTTCCCGTCCTCGATGTCGGCCAGCAGGCGCTGGAGCGCCGGGCGGTCCATGTTGCCGCCAGTGAACCCGCCATCGTCGTAGCGCGTCGGCAGGCAAGTCCAGCCCTCGTGCCGCTGGCTGGCGATGTACGCCTCTGCGCTCTCGCGCTGGGCGTCGAGCGAGTTGAACTCCTGTTCCAGGCCCTCCTCGGTGCTCTTGCGCGTATAGATCGCGCAGCGGACCGTGGAGGCTTGAGGCTTGGGGCTTGAGGCTTGAGCGGATGGGCCGGCCTGTGGCATCATGCGTCCCATGCGAGATCACCGCAAGTTGAAGGCGTTCGAGTTGGCCGATGCCTTGGTCGTGTCCATCTACGAGAGCACCCGCGCCTTTCCGCGCGAAGAGCTCTTCGGTCTGACGTCACAAATGCGTCGTGCGGCGGTGTCGGTGGTGGCGAACATCGTGGAGGGCAGTGCGCGGGACGGCGAAGCCGAGTACCTGCACTTCTTGAGTATGGCCTTCGGCTCGCTGCGGGAAGTCGGCTACTACATCGGCCTCGCGGCCCGGTTGGGTTATCTGGCGACCGACGTTGCCCGCGAGCTGAACGGCCGCTACGACGAGACGGCGCGCGTGCTGTCACGGTTGATCCAGTCGTTGCGACGTGCATCCTGA